ATGTTGTTATCGGAGTTCCCTCAATCAGAAGTGAATACGCCGTGAAACGAACCGAGGATCCATCATTCTTCATGGCTGCTGAAATTGTGACATTTTGACTATTCAGGGTGCTTGGATCAATAGAGTTGATCTGAAAACTACCCTGAGTAAATGAGTCAACTGGTGTCTGAAAAACTACTTGATTTGGACCACTGCCGACGGTATACGCCTCTTCAGTGGCGAAACTTGTGGAGAATAACTCGGCGAAGTTATTGTTTATCTTGTTGAAGGCTGTGCGTAACGGATCACCGGAACCGTCGTTTGGTAGTACGCCTATGTTGATGATTTGTTGGCTCATAGAGTATTTATCATCCTATAGGGTATATCTACTTGTTGGCTTCGTCAAAAATCTTCTTTTGTTCTGAATACCACTTCTTAGTTGCTTCCACTTGGGCAGCACAATCATGCCTGGTGCCGTAGTTTTTTGCCACTGTGTCCATCAGTTTAGAAAGAGTAGTGGTTTCTCCTTCAATGATCGCCAGTGGTTTGCAGGATTCCATGAGTTCCGGGGGCATATTCGGGAACTTTTGTGTAACTGGGATAGTGATGCATCCTGTCAGGCATACAGCAGCAAGTAATATCAACTTTTTCATTTTTTCGGTGCCAGTTTGATCGGAGTCGCAAGTTTATTGTGTTCTTCGGTGAGAATGAGCAATATAGGATCATTAAGGGCTGCGGCATTATGTGCCCTGATCACTTCTGTTGGAATAGGGCAGGTCTTGTCGTATTTTACAACTTCTCGGTCAATATATTCAGTAATGGTATCGCCACGTTGTTTGATGAATTGCTTCTTGGTGACGTATTCAGTGACGATCCTTGCACTGGCGTTGGCTGCCTTTATCTCGGCATCTTTCAACTTCTCTTTCAGTTCAGCAACCTTTACTTTATACTCGGCTTCCATGGCGATGCCGCCCTCAAGATACAGACCGAAACTTAGACACGCAATACTGATCAGTTGGATCAACAGGCGATATGTGTCTAACCCCGGTAGCAACTTCCAAATGAGAGGGAGTGAAGTCAGTAAGATACCAATGACGCCGGCAAGCACGATGAAGTGCGTTACGAAGTCCGGCAAATATTGAATGATCCACATGCCTTTATTTATCGTAGTATGCAAGTATCTTCTTGCCAATGTATTCTACTTCGGCATCAGTAAGTTCGGGGTATATAGGCAGACTAAGGACGCCCCTGGATAATGCAACACTGGTGCTTAACATATCGGGTTTTCTGAAGTATTTGGCAATGGGTAGTTCGCTCAGAGCATACGGATAGTGTATTTTACACTCAATCCCGTTCCCAAGCAGATATGCCCCGAGGGCAACACGATCCTCAGTGTAAATGACAAACTTCTGATGGGCATGATGCTCCACACCCTGACTTAGGCATCGCAGCCCGGGGGTTCTATACTCCAGCGGGGCCAGTTCATTACACCAGTGTGTCGCAATCTCCCGGCGTCTGTGCTGCCATTCGTTTATGTATTTTGTTCTGACCAGAATCTGAGCGCAATCTTGTTCGCTCATTTTGCTGTTGGAGCCTGATGTTCCGTGATTTGATAACTTACCGTTGTTTCTGTAGTTTTTGGCGAAGTTATACAGATCCTCGCTGCGAGTCACAAGGGCGCCGCCGTTACCTGATGATGGCAGATTCTTCGTCGGGTCAAACGAGATTGCCATTCCGGATCCGATGTGCCCGTCAGCAACAAGCCAGTGTTGAGCGCCATCTACACAAGTTCCTACATCAAACTTGTCGTTGTTACTTGGTCTGGCACCATACAGACCAACTACACATGCATACTCTCCGATTGATTGCCGTTCACGCCATTCCGCTTGTCGCATTATTCCATTGCGGTCAGTATCAGAAAGTTCCACATTCCATCCTGCATTGATAAAGGCATTCAGGGTTGCAGGATAAGTAAGATTCGGCATAATCACTGTCGGTTTACTATAGAACCCGGGACGAATAGATTCATTTATTTGCCGATGAATTTCGCACTTATACTTGGCAATTATTTCCAGAGCCTGTGTTCCGCTATGACAAGTCATAGCATATTGAACGTCAGTTCTGCCGGCTAACCAACTCTCAAACTTATCCACATACGGACCGTCAACAAGACACCCTTCGCGCATGGCACGGTCGCTGGCGTCAAGTAGTTCCTCTTTGAGATTGGCGTATTGTCTGACAAGACCGAAGTGGGTAATCATATATTTTTACACTTACTACCGCGTTGGTGTTGTTTCAGATTGCTGACACCTTTCCCAAATTTACCGCATATGTCACACTGCCACGGAACCTGGGAAGGATGTGAGCCTTCAGCAAGCCTCTTTAGACTTGCTGCGGGACCCGTGAAGTTGTGGGTTCCGGCATCAACCCGCTTTTTATTTTCTGTTGATCCAATGAAATTATGAGTACCATTTTCAACCCGGCGAGAATTTGACTTTCGCTGAACTTCTCCACCAAGAAACGGATTTGACCCGTTTTCTTTTCTTATTTTTTTATATCCCTCTATATTTTCTTTATTTAGAAAATGAGATGTTCCGTCTGATATTCTTTTTCTGCTTATGTCACTACCTATTGAGGAACCATCTGCCCTTTTTAGGAAATGGTGCGTTCCGTTAGCAACCCTTGCATTCGCGCTCTTAGTTGACAACTCTGATCGTAATTCCGGAGTTATACCCATTCGTATTCCTATCAGATTACAACCTCGCCAATCACCCCTAGCATAATGGATGTCGTAATGTTCCTGAATAGGTATGGCAGTTAGATTAGTTGGGTCATTATTTTTGTAATTACCATCTTTATGGTGTACATCATATGGGCGACCGTCTTCCTCGCGAGGAATCGGTCCATAATTATTTTCGTAAATCTTACGATAGTTTGTGGGGCGACAATAAATAGTCATGCTGATACTCCAATTAGTATTAGAGAGGGTGGGCCTGCAAGCCGCGACTCTCACTACTATTTATCATTTGTATTCAACTTGGCTTGCCAATATGAACTTCCCTTGATCCATTCATAGTATTTTTGAAATCCTTCTTCTACATCTATTTTAGGATCAAATCCAAAATCGCGCCTAGCGGCACTAATATTCAGAGCACCTCGCGAGGGAAAATCAGCATCTTTGCCTCGCACTTCAATGGACCCCTTACCAACTATTTTCACTGCCAACTGCGCTGCATCTAATAAAGTGCGGCTATGGCTTTTGGTTATGTTGTAGGTTTTATTCATGGCATTTTCACTTAGGGCTGCTGCTACTATTCCGTCGGCGGCGTCTGTGGAAAAAGTGAAGTCCAGAGTTTCATTTGATCCATTGACCTTGAGGACCTCACCGCGCATCGCCTGAAGCATGAACTTGGCAATGACCCGGTCTTCTACATCAAGTGGTCCGTATACTGCGCTCGGTCGGATGATCGTATGAGCCATGCCATGCTTGCGTGTGTAATCCTTTACCAGCAACTCGCCGGCATATTTCATAATGCCGTATTGTCCCTGTGGTTTACAGACATAGTCCTCAGTGACATCATCAGTGAAGTCACCGTAGACCATGCTGCTGCTGACATACATAAAGCGTTTTACCTTCCCGCGGACACTCGCCTCAAGCAGATTCAAAAGCCCCTGACTCATTGTTTCGGAGCCAAGTTGTGGGTTTGCATTGACGACTTTCTGCCTGGGGAAACTTGCCAGGTGCATCACAACATCCGGCGGATCTTCCGAAATTATTGTGTCAGCCCGGGCACTGACAATATGGATCGGCCAGATCGCCGAAGTCTTGATCTTCTTCAGTCGTTCCTCCATCAGATAATCAAGTTCATCCTGTGGAATTATTCCGTATGTGGTGCGTGTATCAAAGATCATCACGGAATGACCGAGTTGTTCTAAACGTGCGACTACATTGTGGCCTATCAATCCGAGGCCTCCGGTGACAAGTATCTTCATAAGAATTTCAATCTAAAAAATGTTTGATCTGGCTCTGTGAGCCGTGCTATAATAGCAAACTGTTCGTTGAGGGTGACATGATCAGTGCACCGTTCCCATCGAGGAATTTCAACGGCATGTTCTTTTACCCATTTACCTGCTTCAGTTTGTTCCCATGCATAAAGCGGGGCGCCGGCAACAACAACGGCATCCTCTTCCCAAGGAATTTGAAACCGATAGACTACTATCTCGTAGGCAACATACTGGTTGCCGTTACGCTCTACCATCTGATATTTGAACTCAGGTGGGTGACGAGAAACCATTGGTCCTTTGATTGAAAAATATCCCATTATACTTCCTTGCCAACATAAAAATATACACCGGTCTTTAACTTTCCCCGAATAATATGAATGGGTTCGTTAGTAAGTTTAAAACACTGACCTAATGATTTGAATTCGGTTCCGTTTGCTATAAATATTTTGTTTTGGGATCCATGATATTTTCCTTTAAGTGAATCACTTATTCTCTGCCGTGTAATAGACGACTTGGGCAATCTACCGTTTCCCCTACATATTTCAATATTTTCAATAGTATGCTTTTTCCCATAAAAGCCATTTCTCTCACCCGAATTAGCCTCTGATATTTTTTGCTTTGCCTCCTGGGTCATTATTTTACCGATATTGGCTTTAGATATTTTTTGTTTTGTTATACTCGAAACTACTCTTGAAAAAGGATCCCTCTTTCGTTGAATTGCTGAAATCTTTTGCTTGGTTAAATCATTGTGCGTTTTTCCAAACATGGGATTTCTTTCGCCAGCAGAAGCCTTTGATAATTTTAATTTAGTTTCTGCTGAACACGGTTTTCTGTTTTCTTGGCTAGGAGTTTTACCAGTCATTGCTATGCTATGACGCAATCCTATCTCTGCCTTATTCGGATGTTTACTCATGGTGTCGCCACCTGACCCACCTTCTGCAATATTATAACCTACGCCGCGGTCTCTAGATTTATAAAAGTTAATCCAAAATTTTTCGCGCTCATTTATGTTTGACGCACAGCACTCCTCGATAATCTCTTTTCTAAAGATGTCTCTGCCATATTTTTTGATTGCTTTACATAATAAGTCACCTGACCCCAAATACAACGGATCGTTATACTTATCTTTCCCTACATAAATTTTACCGTTGTGTAAGTTTGTGGTTTTATATATTATCATGTGAGTTTTACCTTATGCCCCTTCTCTCATGTATTTATCACTAATCTTTAATTTAAACGGCCATTGGTGCAGTTAGGGCGGGATGGGATTTGTAATTTACAAGATTTATATCAGCCATCGTGAAGGAGTTAATATCTTTTACGCCGGGGTTTAAATAAAGGGCTGGTGCTTCCATTGGTTCTCTTGATAAAAGTTCATTAACCTGATCTATATGATTTTTATAAATATGAACATCACCAAATACTAATATCAACTCACCAACTTCCATATTACACACCTGTGCTATCATGTGAGTTAATAAGGCATAAGATGCTATATTAAATGGGATTCCTAAAAAAGCGTCTCCGCTGCGTTGGTACATCTGACACGATAATTTATTTTTTGACACATACATTTGGAACATGGCGTGGCATGGCGGCAAAGCCATCTGATCTAATTCTCCGGGATTATAACTTACTACAATGTGACGCCGACCATTCGGATCTTTCTTCAATCCTTCGATGAGGTCGAATAGTTGATCTACTTTTCTGGTCTGGACATACGCA